GGGAGCATAGCGGTAAGCTGCTCGAACTGTTCCATCTGGAGCGTTGGCGCGTCCATCTGCTCGTCAATCTGAATATCGACGTCAACTTCGGCAATCACGTTGGCCGGTTCCTGCATGGCGGGGTCCATTGCAATCTGCTGCCCCATCATCATGGCTTGCTGTTCGTCAATCTGGCCTTTCTTCATGGCCTCGCGAATCTTTAGCGCCGCCATCTTGCCCTTGGTCGTATTCAGGCCAACAAAGCGGACGTTCTTTTCATCATCGGTCACACGGACCCAGCGTTCCTCGTTCCAGAACTGGCGGATACGGTCCCATAATGCGCGGTACACACGGATATTGAAATGCCGCAGCCCGTCCAGGATCGGCGCAACCTCGGTCATGCCGCCTTGCTGCATCGCCATGATAGCGCGGCCTGATTGGCTTTCGCTGCCCTTGCCCGCCATCGTGGCGTTAGGACCAACCGACTTGATAGCTTCCTTGGCCTCGGCAAGCAGGTTGAAATGACCCGCAGCCATATCGCCCGTTCCGATAACCTCAACTTCGCCTTGTCCAGCGATAATCACGCCATCGGGCGCGGTCATTTCCTTGCGCACCTGATCGGCACTAAGGCCGCTTGCCGCCGATACACGCACCTGCCGACTGTTCGACAAATGCAGGAACTTGGACCGGCGCTTGTTCACCTCGTCCTGAAGGCTCATATAGTCGCGTACAAGGCCGTAACGGTCATTATCGCGGTCAACGTAGGCACCTTGCATGATTAGCGCACAGGCGGGCTTCTGTTCCTCGTCCAGATAGGGTGACGGAGCCAGCGGTTCCAGTTCACCGGAAAGTGTGAACACGCCGCGCTGCCATTCGCCTTCGGTCTGGTCGTATACGGTCACAATGCGAACACGGCGGCGCTTGCTGTCAGCCCACACCTGCGACTTGGGCTTATCGCCGTATGTCTCGGTTGTTCCGCCCGAAGCGCCCTTACTCATGGTCTGGTCAAGGATTGCCGCAGCGTCCGGCCATTGGCGCTTGGCCTTGGCAAGGTCCATCCATGTGACGAAGCCCAGATACATTGCATCGCTGAAGTCAGGCTTACACGAATGCGGATCAAACCACAGCCGGTCCCAACCGATATGGGTTATCTCCGGATCAATGCCGCTGCGGGTCTGCTTAACGCCAATCTCTACGCCGCCAAAACCCTCGACCAGCATATCCTGAAACACGCCAGATCGCTTGATGTCCAGTTCCGTATCGTCCGCTGCATAGCGCAAGGCATCGGTGATGCTGTTGGCGTCGTCCTCATGCGTTGCGGTGCGCGGATATGCTTTAGGGTCGGTGCGTGTCTGGCGCTCTAGCCCGCAAAGGTAATCAACCTTCGGGCGGATAAGGTTCTCAATGACGATTGGCTGCTTGCGCTTCTTCAGGGCGGCAATCTGGACCGATGTAAGCTGGCGTCCGTCATAGTAATCACGGGCGCGTTCCGCCTCGGTGCGGGCGTCCTGCGATGCCTGTTCCGCTTCCTCAAAGGATGCGACAAGGCGCGTCAGTGTATCGCCCGCACGGACGGTATCTTTGTTGTCCATCAGGCAGTTATCCAATCATTGTCCGACTGTTCGCTTGGCCAGTAGCCATCGCGTTTAGTCCTGCTCGTTTGCGCTGCCAGGATTGCCGGGTGCGCTTGGTCAATGGCTCTGCCGATCAGGCTGGCCGTATCAACTTCGTCATCATTCTTGCCAGCGGGGAACACTAGGTATTCGCTAAGGTCCGCGCCCTGTTCAAAATACACACGGCCCGTTGCAGCCATTGCCTGAAATGACCTAGCCCGCGTTGGCTTGTCCTGTACGCTTGGCATCCATTCGATCCGGCAATGTACGTTGCGTTCACGCATCCGGCGCTTCAGCATCGGCTCGATTGCCTTCTGGATCACGCCGCCTTCACCAAACCAACACAGCGGCTTGTATTTGGCCACTAGGTCTAACTTGCTTTCGATCCACACATCGGACGTTGTTTGCCCGCGCCATTGGTCAACGCGGTACACATCGCCTTGGCTATCAATGCCCCAAATAGTGTGGACAGTGTAATCGCCGCCGCCATCAGTGACAGCGTAATCACTGGTGCCGTAATATCGAACCGGCGGAAGCGTGGTCCATTCCTTGAACCATTCCCGCTGAAAGAACGTCCCGTCATCCGGTTGCGGCTGCTGCTGATACAGTGCCGACCATTCACGCGGGCCAACTGCGTTCTTGATGCGTTGCAAGGCTTCAACCGGATACCATTCAGGCCATAGCGCCTCACCCTGCTCATTTAGGGCCGGTAGTTCCAGAACGTCCCAAGTGTCGCCGCCTTCCTCTAACAGCCTGCCTGCAAGGTCATCCTCGTGCCAGCGTGTCTGGATCAGGACAATCGCCCCGCCAGGCATTAGCCGCGTGTAGAGCGTTGACCTGTACCAATCCCAAACCGTCTCGCGCCTGCGTTCGCTGTCCGCCTCCTCGCGGTCTTTGAACGGGTCATCAATCAGCGCAATATGTGCGCCGCGTCCTGTTACCGCCGTACCAACACCAGCGGCAACGTATGTTCCGCCCTTGTTGGTGTTCATGCGGTTTGCAGCCGCGCTATCCGTTGCCAGCGATACACCGGGGAAGCATTGCCCAAATTCAGGTTCCGCCACGATGTTGCGAACATTGCGGCCAAAGTCATTGGCTAGATCGCTGTTATAGCTGGCCGCGATGATTTGCCGCGTTGGATCGCGCCCCAGGCACCAAGCAGGAAACCGCTTGCTTGCCAGTTCCGACTTACCGTGCCGTGGCGGCATGAATATCATCAGGCGGTCAATCTCGCCGCGCTCTACAGCCTCCAGTTTGGCCGCTATCAGTTCATGGTGGCTCGCCCGCTTGTATTGCGGAAGCGTGTAATCAGTGAACGCTAGAAGCGAGCGTCTCGCCCTCGCCTGCTTCACCTGTAGAAGCGTGGGCAAGGATGGACTCAACCGCATCAAGCTGTTCGTCTGTGAGTTTGTCGAGGTCATATTTGTGAATGACCTCCGTTTTGTTGGTGATGTTCAATTTGTCCGAATAGCGCTGTGACCATTTGCCAATCAGCCGAATCCGTGTGTCGATCCGAATGCGTTTGTCCGCTGGATCAATTATAGGGTCGTCCGCAATCTCCAGGCACTCATCTGCTAAAGCATCGCAGCCCAGTTCTCGTGCGCGGGCGGAATGCGCAAAAGCCTCACTGCTCTTAGTCAAATGATACCGAACAGCACTTTCGTTAAGGCCTAGTTCCTTGGCCGCTTTGCGTAGTGATGTGCCTGAAGCCATTTGATCGCATATTGTGGCGATGTGTTCCGGTGTGACTGTCTTACGCTTGGTCATCGCGATTCCCGTTCACCCTCAAGCATCAGCAACAGCGGCGGCTGCACCATCAGTGCTTTGATGAGGCGCATATCCATCATCGCACCCTCCCGGTCAGATACCCCGTGGCAAAGATTATCACCCCGATTGGTGCGCTAATGAATGCAACCACGATGAAGAACACGGTCGCTATGATCGCGTGTTTCATTGTGGCCCCTCAATTTAATTTCAATCTATGTCGTTTTGTGTTTGACACCTTATCGAGTAACCGTTATTAAGGTTACATAGAGACACACAGAAGGAACTAGAAAATGACCAACGTAGCACACACCGCCACCATCACCGCTTACGAGGCAAAGGACGATACCTTTTCCGCATTGTGCCGCGACGAAGCATCCGGCGAAGTATCAAAGAAGCTCGGTTTTGCGACCATCGAAGAAGCCACCTACGCAGCGCAGATGATGGCTTGGGACATCACCCCTTGCACCTACGCCAAGATCAACAAGGGCGCGACCTACTACGCAAACGCATGGTCGGCAGCATGAAAAGCTGGACCGAATATCTAAATGAAACCGAACTGGCGCGCCTTAAAGAAATAGACGCACTCAAGCGAGCGTTAAGCAACGAACGCATCACACTTCACAACAGGGCCAAGCAACGGCGTCACCGCGCCTAATGTTCGCCCGCAGCCGGTTAAGGCCACGGGCGATTGTATTAAGTGAAGTTTGCCTTCACGGCCCACATTGCTGCCTGCTCATAATTAGTCAGGGCAATCGAACGGCACCGATTTTCCGGCACGTTGTCGCGGATATACTCAAGCAATGCTTCCGTGCGAGACTTGACCTCCGCAACTACATCGCTTCCGCTGGGGTTAAATTCGGGGAGTGTGGATTCAGCCATAACATTCTCCTATGGCTTCCGCTGTAATGCGCGGACCATCTAAAGGCATTCTGCCAGTAGCTCTTTATATTCGCCCGCCGCAGATCAGTGACGACTTGGCCACGCTCTATGCGTGCGGGCAGGACTGGCGCGAA